TTAAAACAAAATCCATTTGGGTTAGATGCGGTTGCATTAAATGGTTACGATGACCCTCCACAAATTATGGAATTAGTAACAACATATATTAACTATGATAAAATCTTTGAAAGAGAACTTTTAAAGAAATTGGAAGATTTCTATGGAGCTCTTAATTGGGGAGCAGTTTTATCATCAACAAAAACAGCAGAGAAGTTTTTCTCATTTTAAATAAAAAAATCAAAAAGTATTTGGTAGTATCAAATAAATTTTGTATATTTGTAAAACAAAAATAAATATTAAACACGTAATTATGGAAAAAGTAAAATTAGATGGTTTCATCAATAGATACAATCTCGGTGGAGAGGTTGAATCAGTAATGGTAAAATCTGAAGGTTCTAATCTTTCGGTTAGAATGATTTCAGATGATAAAACTCTCTTAGGAGATGTAACAGTAACAGGTTCAGATTTCCCTGCCGGAGAATTTGGAATCTATACTACATCTCAGTTAAAGGGATTATTAAGTGTATTGGATAATACAATTGAAGTAGAAGAGGTAACTGGTGCATTAAAGTTCTCAGATAAAGGAACTAAAATGCAGTATATGTTAGCAGCACCTTCAGTTATCCCAGCGGTACCTGATTTAAAGGCACTTCCTCCTTTTAATGTAGATATTACATTAGATAATGAGTTTGTAAACAAATTCATCAAATCTAAGGGAGCATTAGCAGATGCTGATACATTTACATTCACTTGTAAAGATGGTAAGGGAGAAATCATCTTAGGATATTCTTCAATTAACTCAAATAGAATTTCTATCTCAGTTGATTGTAAGTGTGAAGGAGATGTGAAACCAATCGCATTCTCAGCAAAATATCTAAAAGCTATCTTATTAGCAAACAAAGGTTCATCAACTTCATCTCTACAAATTTCTTCGCAGGGATTATCTAAGGTTGCATTTACCGAAGGAGAGTATGTATCAAATTACTATTTGGTAGAGATTAAGTAATAACTATTAAAACGAATCTAACTATGAGCTTTTGGGATACCGAACCAGCAAAACCTAAATTTGTATTTGAAGATGAGAAAAGAAAACTCATTGAAAATATGGACTACCTTATGACAATGAGTGTAGAAGAACAAACCTTATACAAAAAATGGGTTGAGTTGCAAGAGGACTCTATGATTAGAGATAAATCTCAAATGGCTACACTTTACGATTTCCAGTGGAGACCAACTGATATCAACAATAAGGAACTAACTATTAAAGAAATTGAAGCGTTAGAACCTTATGTTGAAATCGTTGAAGATGATGCATCCGCATCTACCAAATGGACATATCTTCGTAGAATGATTCATACTATGAGTTGGACAGCAAATCCTGGTCGTAATGTGAAAATCTTTATCAAAGATAAGACAAGTGGTAAGTTATTAGGATTAGTATCATTAGCATCCGATGTTACTTCAATGAAGGTAAGAGATGATTATATCGGTTGGAAAAAAGAGAATAAGTTCCAAGAGGGTAAGTTAAACTACACCACTATCGCTTCCACTATTGTTTGTACCCAACCACTCGGTTATAACTTTTTGGGTGGTAAATTAACTGCTATGATGACAACTGTTCCCGAAGTTAGGGAATTTTGGAAAAGAAAGTATGGNCAAACATTGATAGGTGTTGGTACAACTTCCCTCTACGGAATCCATTCACAATATAATGGTATTCCTCACTTTAAAACGTTAGGTGAATCAGCTGGTAAGATATCGTTAAAACCCGATGATGAGTTCTATGAACCTTGGCATCAATGGATTAAGGAGAATCGTTCTGAGTGGTATGAGAAGGCTATTACTAACGAAAGAATCAGAAATGGTAAATCTATGGGAACTGGTAAGGGTGCTAGTGGACCTGTAAGTGGTATCAAACAAAAGATTCTTGGACAGATATTCAAAGAATGTGGTATCAAACAATCAGAGTATCATCATGGTTTTAAAAGAGGTGTATATCTCGCTATGATGTATGAGAATGGACCTGAGTTCTTACGTTCAGAGATTGAAGAAAGTGAATTGAAAATGAAGAAGAAGTTTGAAGATGGTATTCCATATATCAATAATTGGTGGAAAAGACAAGCAATCAAACGATATTCAAAGTTACATGATGCTGGTAAATTGAAGCCTGACCATTTATACTATTTAGATGGTATTGGTGTGAGTTGGGAAGATTTTAAAGCTCAACGATTAAGTGAAGTAGGTAGATAATAAATAAAAATAATAAATGGCATTTTTTGAACAAAATATAGAAGAAAAAGTAGATAACTCACTTTGGGTGGAATCGTATCGCCCGACAAAGTTGGTTGATTATGTAGGTAACGCACACCTAAAATCCAAAATAGAAGGTTACTTAGAAAGTGGTGATGTACCTCACTTACTATTGCATGGTAAAGCGGGTACTGGTAAAACTACATTAGCAAAGTTAATCGTAAAATCGGTTGATTGTGATTATATGGTAATTAACGCATCTGATGAGAACAACGTAGATACAGTTCGTAATAAGGTAAAGAACTTTGCATCCTCAATGGGATTCAAAAAGTGGAAGATTATCATTTTGGATGAGTTTGATTATATGTCTCCAAATGCACAAGCTATTCTTCGTAACTTAATGGAAACATTCTCACAACATTGTAGATTTATCTTAACTTGTAATTATGTTGAAAAGGTAATTGACCCTATCCAAAGTAGATGTCAATCATTCCAAATTTTTAAAGATGTTGCAGTTCAAATCTCAAAGATTTTGGGAGCTGAGAGTATTACATTTGAACCAAAGGATTTAGTTCCTATTATAGATGCTGGATATCCTGATATTCGTAAGATTATCAATACCTGTCAATTAAACTCTAATAAAGGTAAATTACAAGTAGATACTCAGAACTTATTGGAGAATGATTACAAAATGAAAGTATTAGATATCTTAAAATCATCTGATGATAAGAGAAACAAATACACTAAGATGAGGCAAGCTATTATAGATAGTAGAGTAACTGATTTTACTGATTTATACACTATGTTATATGATAAGGTGGATGAATACGCAAGTAATGGTACAGCTAATGTAATTATAGCTATTTCAGAAGGACAGAGAACACATTTCCAATCAATTGATAAAGAAATACCAACAGCAGCAACATTAATACAAATATTAAATCTAATATAATGGCTACAAAAGTAATAGGAATGAATGGTGGGAAACCACAAAAACCAAAAGTAGGCGATAAAGTACCTACTACATCAGCAGGGCAACCTCAAATTGATTTAGGTAAATCAAAACCAATCGTATGTGCACATTGTGGAGATGATGTATTCGTAACTGCTGGTAAATTTCGTAAGATATCAAAGTTAATAACTGGTACAGCGCAAGATGTAGTAGTTCCCATTGATGTTATGTTATGTGCAAATTGTGGACAAGTATGTGAAGAGTTAATGCCTGAACAATTGAAAGCATTAATCCAAATGGATAAAAATAAAGCTGAGAAAGAGTAATGGCTGCAGGATTATTCGACCATATTAAACAAATAACCAACGTTCAGAATCCCAAATATTGGGATACGTTGGAAGATGCTGATAAGAAAACTTGGAGTAACTATATGGTACTTCGTTTTCTATCTATGAAATATGAGTGGGTAGAAACCATAGCAACCTTACAACCACATATTCAAGAAATACCACCAAAAGCAATGTACCTTTGTTTAATTGATTTACTTCCAAAAGGTAGACACTTTATGAAGTATATGAAACCAAAGGGTGCTGATAAGTATGAGGGTTGGTTAGTAGAATTGGTAGCTAATCACTATGAAGTTTCTAAGTTGGAAGCTGAGAGTTATTTAAAGATATTATATAACTCCAAAAGTGGTAAAGAACGTATCATTCAGATATCTGAGGATTATGGTACTGACCCTAAGATTATTAAAAAATTGAAAATAAAAATATAATTATGTCAAATACGGATAAAGTAAAGGAATTAGTTTCTATAATTATGAAAACATCTGATTTAGAAACAGCCAAAGCAACTATGGGGCCTGTATTATCTGCTGAATTACCATTTACAACTAAAGTTACTTTTACTGGTAATGTTGCTAACATATACATAGAAGAGGGAACATCGGATGGACAATGGGGTGGTGATATGAATCTACTCACTTTTGATTTATCATAACAAATATAAAATATAACAAATTGAAGAAAAGTGAAATTACATTTGGTAGTTTCACTTTTTTTTCGTATATTTGTGTAACAAACAAAGATAATTATGGCAAGAGTAAGTTTTTCACAATATTCAACATATTCAGCATGTCCTCAACAATATAAGTTGAGATACATCGATAGGTTAGGGGAATCATCCGCTAATATTTATACAATCTTTGGTACTTCTATCCATGAGACAATCCAACATTTCCTTTCGGTAATGTATGGTGTTTCTAAGAAACAAGCAATGGAAATAGATACTGATAAATTGTTGTTGGAATGGATGAGAAAGGAATACACAAAAGAAACTGAGAAACTATCCGAAGGAATTATATGTACTCAATTAGAGTTAGAAGAGTTCTATGGGGATGGTAGAAGAATCTTAGAGTGGTTTAAAAAGAAGCTGGATAAGTTCTATACAAAGAGTGGATTCGAATTAGTAGGAATTGAAATTCCACTAAANGCNAANNTNAAAGANGGTGTAAGTTTNATAGGNTTNATTGATGTGGTAATGAGAGATTTATCGGATAATTCAATTATTATTATTGATTTAAAAACATCAACAATGGGGTGGAACAAATACGCTAAAGCTGATAAGTTTAAAAACGCTCAAATTGTTCTATATAAAAAGTACTATTCTGAATTATTCAATATTCCATTAGATAAGATTAAAGTGGAGTATCAGATTATGAGAAGAAAGTTATATGAAGATGCACCATTCCCAATTCCATATATGTCAAAACATATTCCAGCAAATGGTAAACCAACTGTAAACAAAATTTACAATGAGTTTATTAACTTTGTAGATGATGTATTTGATGATGAGGGAAAATTCAACGTAAGAGAATATCCAAAACAGCCAGGTGATAGGCAAAAGAATTGTAAGTTTTGTGAGTTCGGTAAGCGTGGATTATGTGATAAGAAACCATCGTAAAATAAAATATCTATATACTTATATATATGAAACAAATACATATATTATGAGTGTAGAAACAAAATTAACTACTGTAAAAATTATAAAAGGAGTATATTCTAATTTTAAACAAGTATCGTTTGAATCAGATGTAACACTTCAGAAATTAGTAAATAGAACGGTAGAACGGTATGTGACCGATGAGGAATTCAGAAATGAAATGAATGAGTACTTAAAACTACAAATTAGCGGTTCACAATTTTAGAGTAAAAAAGGTTATATTAATAAGTTATGAGTAAAAAGAAGAAAATTCTATTACTATCCGATGATTTGAGGATGGCAAGTGGTATCGCTACAATGTCTAAGGCATTAGTTATGGGTACTGTTGATAAATATGATTGGTTCCAAGTAGGAGCAGCTATTAATCATCCTGAAAAGGGAAAGATATTAGATGTATCATTAGATATACAAAAGAAAACTGGTGTAGTTGATGCTAGTGTTAAAATACTACCTTGGAGTGGTTATGGTGATGCTGGTTTATTAAGACAATTAATCAATTCAGAACAACCTGATGCTATTTTACATTTTACTGACCCACGTTATTGGACTTGGTTATATGATATGGAGCATGAGGTAAGGCAAAATGTTCCAATCTTATTCTATGCAATATGGGATGATTTACCAGACCCATTATATAATCGAAACTTCTATGAAAGTTGTGATTGGATTGGGTGTATATCTCGTCAAACTTATGGTATCGTTTCTCGTCTTACGAGTAGAACTGATAAACCAACGTGGAGACCTCATAAAGATTGGCAAGTATCATATGTACCACATGGTATCAAATCTACCGAATATTATCCAACAGAAGTACCATCAGAATTTCGTTCTGAAATATTAGGTGGTAAAGAATACGATTTTGTATTTTTCTGGTCAAATAGAAACATTAGAAGAAAACAACCATCTGATGTGATAATGGCATTCAAAGATTTTTGTGAACGAATTGGTGAAGAAAAAGCTAAGAAAGTGGCTTTGC